TTTCTGTGTAAGTTGTATTGATAGTATTACAGGGGAATACACAAAGTTAAAATTTGGTCGAACTTATGAAGAACTCGATAATTATTTATATGAATTAAATACATATATGGAAGATAGAGAATTAACAGGACTTATTTATATACATAATCTTTCTTATGAATATAGTTTCTTTTGTAATAATTTGGAGTTTTTTAAATCAGATACAAGACTAAATAATAAAGGCTATATGTTTCTTGAAAAAAATAAACCTTTATATTATCAATGCCATAATTTACAATTTAGATGTTCGTATTTATTACTTAATAAGTCAATTAGAACTTTGGGAAAAGAATTGAACTTGCCTAAGTTAGATTATAATTATACTAAACTTAGAACACCTCTAACAGAAATGCAACAAGAAGAAATTGATTATAACTATAGAGATGTTGAGATTATGCTAAAATCCGTGTATAGTCTAATTAAGAAGAATCCTTACATCACTAATTTGGAAAGCATTCCTTTTACAAAAACTGGAATAATGCGCTTTAATTGTGAACAAAATCCCGATATTAATGTATCAGAATATTACACAAACAAGCACGGAGAAAAGAAAAAAGGTAATTTATCTAAATTAAATAAATTTTTATGTAGATTAGAAAATGCAAAAAGTAAAGAACAGCTTGAATTTTGGGAAAAACTTTTTCAAGGAGGTTTAGTTTATTCAAATCCTAAATATATTGGACGGGTTAACCATAATTTAGGCAGTTTTGATTTTTCGAGTGATTATCCTTTTCAGATGTTAACGAGAATCTTTCCCAGTCAATTTATTGAATATGAGGGTGACAAACTTAAAAAGTTAAATCAATGTATGTATAAAGCTACTCATTTAAACTACATACGACCGAAGCCTTTTAGAAATATGTTTAATGCTATTATTATCATATCTGATATAAAAGCAAAGTTTGATTTTCAACCCATAGGCACTAGCAAGATTGAGGAATTAAATGATCCTTTGAAAAATATGTATAATTGTAAAATCATAAATGGTAAAATATTAGAAATTAAACCAAAGATTAGAATGTACGTAACTTGCATAGATTACTTAACATTATCTTTATTTTATGACTTTAAACTCATTGATGTTGAGTATTTGGAAATTGCAACACGATACAAGGCTACTAATGAATTTAAGCTAAACAGCGTAGAGTATAATGGAAGAAAAAAAGCTGAATATAAAGTATATAATTCTTTGCTTGAAAATGCTACAGAATACAAGCAGTATAACAAAGAAGAAATTCAGGACGATTTTTTCAGGCATATGATAAACTCGGAAAAAGATTTATACGCACAAAAAACAACAGCCAAACAAATTTATCAAAATGTAAAAGCTGACCTTAACGCTCTTTATGGTGATAATGCCCAACATCTGTTAAGAGATAAAATCTCGTATGATAATAAAAGTTGGGAGTACATAGAAGAACAAAGTGATTTTGAATCTGATTACTTAAACAAACAACATAAAACATCTTATATTTATGGATTATATGTTCCTCAATATGCTAGAGCTTCAATATTATACATAGCATACATTTTTTTAATCAACGGAATAGATGTTTATTACATTGACACGGACAGCATTAAGGTTAAATATAGTAAAAAAGTACAGGCTCTAGTTGACGAATTTAATAAATCACAGCTTGAATTGTTAGGTAAATACAAATATTTAGGGTTCGGTGTTCTCGAACACGAGTTCACAGCTACGCAATTTACCTCTTTAGGAACAAAATCCTATATATATACTAAGGTTGAAAAAGGCAAGGAACTACTACAAGCTACTATATCAGGATTACCGGATGCCACTATGCTATTTAATCAAATTTACGATTATTATGGAAAGTCGTTTGATGAAATGGTAGAAAGTTGCTATCATTATGGCACTATATTCGATAGAAAGATAGCGAACAGATTAGCAAGCACATATAAATTTGAACGCTATAATTTACAAATTGATGATTATTGTGAATCTGTAGTTAGTGGCGTAGTTCTTGAATCTGTTGACGTGACTATGCGTGATTTTAATACTAAAACTTGGGGAATATACGCAAAGTTAATTTGTAATTTATACAATAAAGACTATGATTTATTTACTACAAAAACTATAATTACATTGGATAAAAATAAAGATTTATACATAGAATAGAAAGGAAGTAAAAAATGAAGAAAAATAACAAATTATATCCCGATGTTACACAATCAACAAGTACTAGATATTTAAAAAAAACAGGGGCAAACGAATGGTTCGATAGACGTTCAGGGCAACTTTTTTACAAGCAAAAAGGTAAACTTATGATTAAGATTGACGAACAGGAAAGAAAAGCTCATAGACAGTTAATGGATAAGTTAAGAAGAGAAGAGAAAAAGTCAGGAATATCAACTAAGGCAGAAAGAGAGACAGAAGCAAAGCTATGGAAAGAATATACTAATTCTGTTAGAGAATTTAACAAAGGCGAGAAAAAAAGAGCATCAACAGTATCTAGGAGAAGAAAGGCTTTAGAAAGTAAACAGTCGGAACAGTATAGATATTGGCATCAACCACCTGAAAAATTAAGAAAAATGCAACAGGACAAAAAAAGAGTAATGTTAATGAGAATATCAGGAAAGCATAACGTTAAAAATGCCGAATATTATAATGATTTAATTAGATTGCTTTCTGAATATTCAAAATTACCCCCAGCAGAGGTTGAAGAATTAATCTTTCCAAAAGCATTAGAAGAAGAAACTAAGTATCAAGCTATCAAGGAAGTTTTAGATGAGGGATATTATAGCTTTTTAGACGCTTTGGAAAATCAATATAAAAAAGGCTTAATAAGTCAGGCTGATATGATACAGGCTGAACAGCTAGCAGATTTAGGAATTAAGAGGTTAAATAATTATGATTAAAAAAGCAAATTTAAAAAAAGCGTTAGACGAACTCAACGCTTTTAAGAAATCAAAAAATAAAAAATTCAACTACTACAGTTATGATAATGCAAAGAAAAATTATAATTTTGATATATTTTTTTCGCTTGGAACACGAACAACAGGAAAGTCCACAGCTACGCAAAGAGATATAGTACTACAAGACTTTTATGATAAGGGAACTCAATTTGTTAAGCTATGTCGATATAAAGATGATTTAAAAGCATTACATCAAGCTAATTGGTGGACGGAGTTTATTGTAAAAACTTTACATAAATATGACATACATATAGAATACAAAGGTAATGTTTATTATATAAATGAGTATGACGCTTATTTAGATGATGAAAGAAACTTCAATAGAAGTGATTTTATAAAATCAGCACAAATATTAGGTTATGTTATCCCAGTAATGCGACAGCAAAATTACAAATCAATAAACTACGAGAATGTCAGCAATATAATATTTGATGAATTTGCGTTAACTTCAAGTTATTCGTATGAGATTGACGAAGCTGACCATTTTAAATCATTGCTTGCAACAATAGTTAGACTTCGAGATGATGTACACGTTTACTTCATCGGAAACATTTTAAGTCCTATAAATCCATACTTCACATTATTTGGAATAAATGCATTCGGATTGGAAGAGGGTCACACATATACTTATATGGCAAGTGGGGAGTATGAGAATCCAGCAGTAATAGGGGTCGAATATGGCGAAAGAATTACTAAAGATATTAATAACATTCCTAAATTATTGAGAATTAAGGGCAATGAACAGGTTACAGGCTTGGAATTTTTCGAACTACCAAGCGAGGTAATATCAAGTGATGATTGGTTATTACAAGTGTTAGATGATATAGACTTATTCAATGAACACTATCAGCCTTTATATAGAATAGTAATTTCTGTAGATGATACAAGAACTTTTAAAAAAGTAGGTAATGAATATAAATTCGATTCATACGAGTTTAATATCATACAAGATATATATAATAATAGACTATACTTTGTTCGGTCAGATCGTTTTACAGATTATGGATTATCAATCGACTTGGGAGATGATTTACCCAAATATAAGCTGTGCGATACTGACATTAGGAATCATAATCCTATATTAGATTTATCATTACTAAAAAATCAACCTATCATATATGGCGATATTGATACATATAAATTATTGAATGAAAGAGGTTTTAGATATGGACGAAAATTATAAAAAATTAGAACAATTTAGGCTTGCCATTTTGGGAAAAAAACAACCTGCACAGCGAAAAAAGAAAAAAGAAAAAATTAAATATTACTTCAATGCACAGTTGACAAAGAAGTAAATAGTATGCTAGTGTAGTATTATCCTAAAAGAAAGGAGTTAAAAAATTTTATGCTTTATTATGGATTGGCTGTTTTTTCAGGAATCATAATTGATGTTATTACAGGAGTTATTTTTGCAATACTTACGAAGTCACTAAATTCTACAAAAATGCGACAGGGTGGACTTCATAAGATAGCCGAAGTCATAGCTGTTATTTTTTCAGCATATGCAGAATATTCAATGGATATGCTAAATATTAATGTTGGATTTTCAATTTTCAAAATTGTATGTGCATATCTTATAATTATGGAGTGCATTTCAATAATTGAAAATTTGGGTAAAATGAACCCTAACGTGTTTCCTAAAAAAATCAGCAAGTTTTTTGAAAAAATAAGAAAGGAGATTGATGTAGAATGAAAATTCACGATTTAGCCAACAAGCAATTTGAATCTATTGATGAAATTACTACAGACATTGCAGAGTCAATAATTGAAATTGATGAAGTTGTAAAGGAAAAGGAAAAATTAGAAAAGGAAAAAGAAGAACTACAGGAATCAGTTAACAGCTTAAAAGCAAAAAACCTAGAGTTATTGGCAATGATACCAGTTGTTGTTGATGATTCTAAAGAAGAATCAGAAACAACAGAAGAAATAAAAATTGAGGATATTTATTATTAGAAAGGAGATATAAAAAATGGATTTAATTAAAATTGCAAACTATATAAGGCAGAATGCTAGTGCAGATTATCAGACGAGAGTTACAGAATTGCAGGACGGTGACCCGATTGTTACATTATCAAATCCGATTTTACAATATTCGACAGTAAAAAACGAATTTGCTAAAGGGCTTATTAACGTAATCGGGGAAACCATTATCAATAGAATTGCTAAATTCGAAAATCCACTTGCTAAATTTAAGAGAGGGGGGAAGGGATTAGGAATTGATACAAGAGAAATCGCTAAAGGTTTAGTTAGCGGATTTAATTATGAATTTACAACAGACGGAGTCGCTAAGATGTTCAAACTCTATCCACAGGAATACGCTGAATGCTTCCATAGATTAAATAGACAGAGAGTTTTTCCTTTAACTTTCTCCGAAAAAGAGCTTAAATTAGCTTTACAGTCTTGGGACGATTTGGAAAAATTTGTTAACGACTTAACAGAAACATTATATCAATCTAATTATCAGGAAGAGTATGAACTTATGTTACAGCTCATTCAGTCAGCAGTACAGAACGACGGAATTAAAACAATTGAGATTACAGAGGTTACAGACCAGTCAACTGGAAATGCTTTTATCGAAGTTGTAAAGGATGTAGCAAGTTCATTTAATTTTAGAAACGCAAGCAATTCTCCTTGGGGTGCTAAAAATCCTACTACTAAGATTTTACCAGTTTGTTCTAAAGATGATACAGCCTTGATATTACCATATAAGATTAAGAATAAATTATCTGTATCAACTTTAGCAAGCGCCTTTAACAAGGATGAATTAGCGTTCAACGTTGATAATGTTACAGAGGTTGACGGCTTGGGATATATTAAAACAGGCGAAACAGGTTCCGAAAAGTATTATGCAATTGACGCCGTAATTTGCGACAAGAATTTTTTTAGGGTAATTGATGACCCTGATAATGAAGTAAATGGTAATGACTTACCAACGGCAAGAGCTTATAATAGATACTTACATATCTGGCAGACATTAAGCACTTCTCCGTTCTTCTGCGTTAACGCTTTAGTTCATGAAGTGAAGAAGTCAGACGTTCCAACGGATTATTTCAGCAATCTTATTGAAAGAAATGCAGTTGTTACGGAATAAAATTATAAGGGTAGTAGGATTTTTTTCCTACTACCTAAAATCTTAAAGAGAGGAGAAGATATAATGAATAGACTTTTGCCTTTTATGTTCAGCCAAAATTTATCTGTTGATAACGCATTATCAACTCAACAGATAATTCATCAGTTAATTACTAAGATGAATGAAGTGACTGAATACGTATCGAACTGGGAAAGCGATTATCAGGGTTACGTCGATAAAAAAATATTAGAGCTTTCAACTGAAATTGAAGCTAAATTAAAAAAATTAGATAATGATTTAACTATATACATTAATGAAGCTATTACAAATGAAAGAAACTATGTTGATACTATTAATACAAACTTGCAGTCCCAAATTGACGAATTAAGTAGATTATTTCAACGCTTGCTGAATGAAGCTAAAGAGGAACTTAAAACACTAATTAGCGATACAAGTAAAAGCGACAGAGATTATACTGACAAGCAAATATTAGCACTTAAAACTCTAATAGCCGAATTAAATCAGAAGTTGGAAGAATTAGCAAGTAAGAGTATTGCGAGTTTTTCACCTGTTGACGGAAATCTGAAAACAAACGAGGAATGTATGCGAGATATAATGCGAATCATTCAAAAGTCAGGATTTAGTTTTACTTGGGAAGATATAGCAGAAATAAAAAGTCGTTTACATTTATATAATTATAATTCACTTACAGAATCAGCAAAAATTAATTGGGCAGAAAAAAAATTCATATTTTCGACAATCCCTGAATACAGTAATACTTATAAAGTTGTTGAATCGGGAGCAGTTCAGGAAATCGTTAACATACAAACATATGATGATGGAGTAGGAATATATGTAACGTTTACTGACACTGACTTTGGAGATATTACAGTAAACGGAAAAGTAGCCGATGTTAAAATCGCAGGTAGTGGCGTATGGTTTAAGCTATCAAACTTTACAGATGTTTATAGCGATGTTACGATTAAAAGCGGAGCTGGAACAGTTAAGGCTTCATTATATGTATATTACAAGAATGGAGTTGATAACTCATTCAGTGCCATAGCCTATAATCTTGATTGGGATTCAATCGAGTATGCAACACATCATCACACAGCTGAAGATTTAGGAAGTTATGCAGGATTAGAATTTACGATGGATAGCGTACTTTTTAATATTAATAATATATTGAACTCACAGTATAGACTTTTTAGGCGAGGTCATAATAAAGAGGACGAATCATCATATTTTTATTATAATTCTTTACCTGAAAAATTAAGGGAAGCAATTAATTTGAATAGCTTTAATAAAGTTCAAACATTTTTTAGAGATTAGAAAAGGAGAAAGAAAAAATGGCAGAGACAAAAAATTTAAAATTATATCTATGGGAGGGAATAGATTATCCGAATTATGGAACTCCCAACGCAAACTATAATAAGATAGATTCAGCGTTTGGAACTATATCGGCACAGGTTACAGAACACACTAGTGATATTGAAACTATTAATAGTAATGTCGATACTATTAATGGTAAATTAGTTACATACGATAATCAAATTAAGGACTTATATGTAGCTGACGCTACACTTGTAAAGAAAATTACAAAAAATGAAACGGACATTGAAAACAATAAAACTGACATATCAGTTTTAAAAAACAGAGTTACAAAAGTCGAAAATGATTCTAATTTATTAAGATATTATCAGATTGCAGATAGTGGACTTACTTATCAGACTAAAAAGCAGAAAAAATACAAGGCTAAGGCTACTTTAACAAAAAATGCTGGAACTGATAATAATAACTTTGCTATTGATTCTGTTACAATAGCCGATAGAAAAGTTATTAATAACATTCACGGAGACATTTATGTGAATATTCCTAAATCAGAGATAGCAAATTATGATTCGGATTTTAAAATTAATATTATTAGTTCATTATTTAGTTCTAACGTAATAATAGACGCTCCTTATGGACTGTTTTTTGCGGAGTCAACATCTGACGATTCAAACTATAAATTACACTTTATTTTTGATAGTACATATCTTTCTCAATTTGAACTGTCAATCGGAACTGATACTATGAACGTAGAGTTTTATTTCGAAATTTTACAGTAAAAATCAGGCTACTGCTTCAAATAGTAGTAGCCTATTAATTTATAGAAAGGAAAATTAAAAATATGAAAATAAATGACCTTTTATTTTTTGTTCTACAGCCAACTAACGGAACAGAACAGGCGTTATATGACAAAGAGCGGTGGAAATATATATGGTATGGTGTTTTATCTAATATCCTAACAGGAATATTTGATTATGAAAATGTTAATAGTGTATTGCGACGAAGAATCGACCAAAGTTTTTTTAATTCGGCTTACGTGTGTGTGTTTAAGGATTCAACCGACAACATTATAGTTGCTCCTGCAAATCCGACAGGCAGGCTGAACGCTTGGAATGAATATAGTACTTTTATGGCAATTATGCCCGACGGAACAGAAAAACAAGTAACTAAGGAAAATGCAGTAATCGGATATAATTATAACATTACAAGCGTTAGCGATAGCGTATTAGCTTGGCAGTATGCACAATGCATAGCCGAACTTAAAGTTAGTATTGACAATGCTATCATATTAAGTAGAAAGTCAGCATTGTTAGAAGTTCCTGACAAAAATAGCCTTAATGAAGTTCTGACCCAGTTTAACAACCATACTGTTGGGAATCCGGTTACTGTTGCATTAAATAGACCAGACACTAATTTTAAAACGTTGAGCTTTTCAACTCCTGAAACAATATCTAGTTACTATGATGGACTTAGAGATGTTTTAAATGAGTTCTTAACTGTAACAGGACTATCAAGTTTAGTTAATCCAAACAAAAAAGAAAGATTAATAACTAGTGAAATCAGTAGCAACGATGATATTAAAAACACTCTACTTTCCAACAGGATTCAGAATAGAAAAGAGTTTATCGCAAACGTTAATGATAAGTTTGGAACGGATTGGAAAGTTGACGTTGACAATAAAATTATAGATACAGTTAACGGTATCTTTGATTTTGAGAGAGGAGCTGAAACGAATGTACAAGAATAATCCGAATTATACTTTGAAGTTAATTGACCTTATTAATATGTATGATACAAACTTCAATTACGAAAATGTATATGAAAAAGTTAAAAATTTTTTAGATACTGAAAAGAAATACTTTTATACAGATGATTCTAATGAATGGAATAAGTTTATAGAATTTTTCTGCGATACTTTCTTCGATAGGGAATTGAATTTTGACACATTTTTAGATTTTAAAATCGCTTTTAGAAAGATGTTGAAAAAATATCAGGATAGAGCTGTCAGATTTGTTACAGTTAAGGTGAACGAATTAAATCCCCTAAATACTTACCATAGGGAAATGGATTCAAATACTAATACGAATCATCAAATCGACAGAAATAGTAACAGCGTTGCAGAAAATCACAGTAACTCTAAAAATCATAGTAGCAGTCAGAATAACAGTAGTAGTAAAGATTTCAATTTACATAGTGATACGCCATCAAATTCTGTTGAAATTGATAATCTTTTTAGTACAAAAAGCAACTTTATTACGGACGCTAACAATAGTCAGGGAAACAACAATAGTACTATGGTTGATGATAGCACAGGAGATACTAACAGTAATAGTAATATTACTGATACAGCTAACGAAAATGGAAATAATACATCTCTATATAATGAAGTGTCTAACGGATATGAGGGTAACGCAATAGAGCTGTTACATAAATATCTTGAATTGACTACTAATGTAATGAATATGTATATGGACTGGATAGAGGGAGAACACCTTTTTAGCTCTGTTCTTTATTAAGAAAAGTGAGGTATTTAATATGATGAATTTAACTCTTTTTAAAAACTTTCCTATAAATGATTATGCAAATCAAGTTTATTACAATACAGAAGCAGAGCAAAAAAAAGCGTTTAACTCATACAAAGACGTAATTAAAACTAATTTAGCAAGCTGTAATAAATCGGAAAAAACAATAAGATTAGACATTAATTATTATCATGGAAACAAATACAATTATGGAATGATAGAAGAAGCGAACAAAACGTACTTTATATTCATTACAAGTGTAGAATGGAAAAGTAATCTTACTACTTGTATACTTCATTATGAATATGATTACTGGCAAACTTATTGTCACAGAATAACATTTCAAGATTCTTTTGTGGAACGTGAACACGTTCCAGTTGATACATACGGAGCGTACATCATTGACGAGGGATTACCGATTGATGAATATAAAATCAAAGAATCTGTAGTATTAAACGGAGATGATAAGGGAATGTATTTTTGTTTAGCGTGTACTGACACATCAGGAGTATTACAAACAGGACATTCAGGAGGAACAGCCATTTCAAACACTTGCCAACCATCTAAATATGAATACAGTACTAGCATTATTTTTTCAGATGATTTGGAAGTAATGAATGTTTTAATTCGTATGCTTACACTTAAAAATAAATTAGACGGGGTTAGTGGCTTGTATATGATTCCAAAAGCTGCAATCCCTGACAACATAAAGGAAACTGCATATTTTGAAGATACTGGAGACCCTATAAATTATGTAGGAATAAATAAAAAACAGGCTGAAATGTTAAAATATCAGGTTAACCGACCTACTAATATTGACGGCTATACTCCTATAAATAATAAATGCTTTACCTATCCTTATTGCTTCGCAAATTTTACAAACAACAATGGTAATTCAATGAAAGGTCAGTTTGAACTTTCGAACGATAAAAGCAAAATTGATTTTTACTATTACTTTCCTTGTGTTGAAGCTAATACTAGCTTCGGCTATTTGAATGAATATGATGGTGTAGTTAAAAATTTTGATTACTCAATACAGGGACAGACTAATGTTGAACTTCCTTTTGTAACTAACAGCTTTGCTAGTTATATGGCGGCAAATCAAAATAGCATATCGAATCAATATTCTACTTTGGAGAATAACACAAAAGTAGGATTTATTAAAAACTGGGCGGGATTCCTCGGCGGACTTGCAAGTGGAAATGTTGGCGGTGCTGTTAGTTCAGTAACTGGGGCAGTTGATACTGGAATCAATTATTATAATCAAAAAAATGCTATGGATTCAGCACTAAAAGACCAAGAAAGCAAGGCAGACGTTCCCCACGGTGCTTTTACAGGAGTTGCTAACATTACAGTCGGACAGATAGGATTTAAGGCACAAACTGTTACAATTACGGCGGAAAACTGTAAAATGATTGATGATTATTTTTCAATGTTCGGTTATAAAATCAATCAAATAAAAGTTCCTAAATTTGACAGTAGACCTTATTGGAATTACATTAAAACAAGCGGAGTTAATTTAATAGGTAATATTCCTCAGGACGCTATGAATGTAATTAAACAGATGTTTGATAACGGAACTACTATTTGGCATTCAATAGACTATGTATATAAGTATAATGAATATAAGGAAGCTAATCATAGATAGCGAGGTAATAATATGGCTAAAATATACAGAGATAAGTCAGGTAGCTACTACGGAAGCAGTAGCTATCTGACGGAAAAACAGCAAAAATTTAATGCTAAATGCGTGCTTAAATACTGCAAACAATTAAGTGATTTAGGGTGGAGTAATAATTCAATATGTGCCATACTTGGAAATATCTCTGCTGAATCAACTGTAAATCCTATGCTTAATGAAGTAGGGGGGTCAGGGTATGGACTTGTACAATGGACTCCAAAAAGTAAACTACAAAAAAGAGCAAAAGCAATCGGTAGATATAATACTTATAGCACTATGTATACTCAGCTATCAGTAATAGACTACGAAGCGAAGAGCAATCTTCAATGGATTAAAACAAGTGACTATCCTATCACATTTATGGAATTTATAAAAAGTACTGAAAGTACACTATATTTAACAGGCGCTTGGCTAAAAAATTATGAGCGACCCGCCGACCAGTCGCAAGCTAACATATTAAAAAGATACAACGGAGATTCTAACGGACATATAGGAAGTAAAGAGTGGAATGATATACTTGATTTTAATTTGGTTGATGATACAAGTATAAATGGATTTTTAAAGTGGTGTGAAACAATCGCCAACAATAATAAATATTTATACAAGTTGGGAGCAGGTCACGGCGTTCCTTGGACGTATGACGGATATTACTTTGACTGTAGTAGCTTCGTTTCGTTTGGCTTGCATAATGGTGGGGGATATGATCTGCAAACTCAATTTACCACTGCAAATCAAAAAACAGAGCTTGAAAATTTAGGCTTTAAAGTGAAAAAATTTAAGTCTAAAGCTGACTTAATAAGGGGCGATATATTATTTTATAATGTTGATGGAGAGGGTCACACGGAAGTTGTTTTTGAAAGCGATTCATCAGGAGCAACTAAGTTAGTTGGGGCTCATAATGATACCTTACCACCCGCAGAACAAATCAGTATTCGAAGTTATTATGATAATAAATGGCAGTATTACGCAAGAGCTGATAGTGAGAACCCCCCATTACCTGAACCAATTCCACCAATTCAATTTAGATATAATCAAAGGTTTTGTCCTTTTGTTTTTCCACGAATGAGATAAAAAAAATACCCTGACTAATAATTTAGTCAGGGTTAAACTTTTATAAAGTGTGCTTTAAATCTGTACAACCTACATCTCTAACAAACTGCTTCCAACGTGCGGGAGTAATTAAAGTAGCAGGGCAACACTTTCCGTTGATGTCGTAATGTCTAGCTATATATCTAATGTTAGGGCATTTACGCCTTATATATTTGATTAATTTTTTAGTGCGTTTTATTTGCTTTCTATTATAAGGCTCTTTATATGTTGATGAACAAAGTTCAATTGATACTGTATTCGTATTATTAAGAATATTATAATACTTCTTTCCACCATCACCCATTACACCACCACCAACAGAATTTGCAATATATTTTAAGGGTAGCGAACGACCCGCATAACCTTTTTTATCTGTAAAATAGTGTGCACCCGCATATCTAGTGTTTGACGTTGCAAAAAAATCTACGTTATTTCTTGCTGTGTCAAAACTCCCCGAAGTCCAATGTATCGCAATTCCTATAATATCTTCTAACTTTCGTGTTCCGTCATAGCTGTATGATTTTGCTAATCTTTTATACATAATTTAAACCTCCTATTAATAATCTGTATACTTGCTTAATATTCTTATCAGCTTATCAGCTGTATATCTGCTTTCTGCTGTTCCTCTACTTGCTACAGCTTTTTCAATATCTTCAATATCTGTTAGTAAAGCATAGCCTGATACATTTTTATCTGCAATTCGCAAATTTTCTAACTTAATATTATACTCTGTTGGCTCCCTCAACTCTTTAATTATTGATTGAATAGGGTAGCCAAGCTCTAAAGCTACCCTTGTAAATTCAATCCCTGTATTAATATTAATATGTAGATTATTGTCAATATCATATTTATTCATATTAGATACTTGTAGTACTATCTGTAGTACCTGTCACTTTTTCATATTCAGCTAATATGAGAGCTGTTAAGCTGTTTCTCTTTACCTTTGAGTTAGGATATACTATATCTTTATAGTCTCCGTTTTTATCCTTGTACTGTGGCATTGATACAAATAGACCTTTTTTGCCCTCTACAATTTTTACGGAATTAATAACTAAGCAATCTTCAACTTCAAGAATTACCATAGCCTTTAGATTAGTATTGCTTTCTTTGTTTGGATAAACTGCTACTTTAATTTTCATAATATTACCTCTTTCTTCCCGTATTGCCGATAGATCAGCATAATAATTATAAATTTATATAAAAATCCTGAAAGATTTTTACAGCTCTTTGATTCTGCTTTTTAGTTAAATCTAATTCAATGTAAAAACTTTCTGCACCCTCAGACCTGAATCCACAACTATAATAAAAGCCAAATTCATTTAATACTGTTTCTAATCTATCCCTATCCTTAGTAATCAAATTCCAATGCTTTTTACTTCTGTACCATTTCTGCAATTCATCAAATCTTACTATAGTATCTCCATAGCTTATAGCCTTATTGAGTTTATCTAAACTCTGCATATATTTAGGTTTAATTTTATTCGTCTTTTTTCCATTCTTGATATAATATATTGTTTCCATTTTTATTTACTCCTTTATTTAATTATTAATTTAGCTTTTACTTTTATAACATCTTCATTTTCTGATAATATCAAAGTTTGGTAAGTGTCTAAACTTAGTGTATTGTTATTAGATTCAATATCATATATTTTAACGGCGAGACATTCATTGCCCCAAATAAAAGTGTCTCCGATTTTCAAATTTGAAAATTCCATATTATTTTTTCTTATAATTTCCATTGTTAATCTCCTTTCTACATTCCAACGTTTTCCAAAACAAAATCAAGAGATATACAATCGCTTCTAGTTATATTATAATATACTAAATGTTCTTCATTCCATACATATACTTCACCTGAATACTGCACATGGTGTGGTATCATTTCATCAAGATGTGTACTATAAATATATTCCCAGTTTATAATCTTAACTTTACTTGAATTTCTCTTTTGCAATAACTCTTTAACTCTTCTTTCATTAATCATATTTTATACCTCTTTCTTATATTGTTTATGTGATGTGTGTAACTCCCTGTGCCTAAGCACAATATTATAGTAGTACAGATTGAATTGTAATACAATAGTAAAAACTGCACAAATTTTGAAGTTGTAATTTGTGCATATTGTCAAAGTAGTATTTATGCTGTTGTATATACAATTTGTAACTATTCGTTAAAGGATCAAGCGGAGTTGGGGGAATTGACAGAGTGATGTTGTCTTTCTGAGGGTACTTT